TTTTCGATGTGGGGATCAATCCGCATCTAGCCGTGTTTCAAACAATTATAGGGAAACTCTGGGCAATACCAGATTGTCCCCAAACTTACTAGGATATTTCAGGAAATCAGATGCACCTACCCTGTTGCCACCATTTTTAAGGTCAGCCCCATCATAGGTTTCTGTGATAGTTCCAGCCGCCACTCTATCTTTGTTAACCCGTGGAGTTTGTTCTGCTAATTTAGCCACCCCAAACCCAGTTATGTGCCAAACTTCATCAATCTCTAACGCAAGCCCAAAGTTCTGAAGATCGTTTAAATAACGCAGATAATGAAAGCCTTGGTTTCCAACTTCTGTATCCTTATCGGTAAAGCGTTTCAAAGATGATGCGCCATGCGCCAACCTCTTTAAAATTGAGATATGTTGTTGCTTTAGTTCCATGTAGTCTCCTTTTGACGAGCAATCCTAACTTTAAATTTAGTTTGTCAATATAGGGTTTGTCCTAGTTCACAAGCCTTTTTTAATCCTTGACAATCCTCTTACCAACTTAAAAAGGAGTGAATGATGTCGGTAAAACCTAGTGACTTTAAACATGAGATTTGTGTCTATTTGGAGGGCATCGGAGAGTGCTTAGTGTGTTTCGACATACTGACCCCAGGCGATGAACTTGACGCTGACCACAGCGATGACTACGAGATTGACTTTAGTGTGTTTGATGAAGATGATAAGCATATCACCTACGACATTACTAAGAAGCAATACAACCATTGTGAAAACAAAGCAATGGATGAGATGTTAGAGATAACAACACAATGGCACAAGGAATGGGAGTCTGTATGACATACCAAGAGTTATTTAACAATAAATACATGGGCTTTTACAAACCAAGACTTTGGTGGCGCATCAAAATGTTTTTTGTTGGAAAAAAGATTGTGGAAGTATCAGAAGGAATAGTGACTGAATGGTATGCACATGATGGGAAAATTTATTTAACAGAATATAAATCATTGGGAAACAAATGACTAAAGCAGAGATGATCACGCACTTACGCATGGCGGCTTGTAATGAGAATACAGTCACAGGCATGGCAAACGCATTTGACTTAGGTGCTGAACATGAAAGAGATGTTATTGCTTCCATCATTTTCAACATGGTGAAAGACCAACATCTAGCCCAAAACATTGTTGACACAATGAGGGTTAGAGAATGAATGAAGAACTGGATCGAGCCTTTGATTTGCTAGAATTTGATGTGACTGACCAGATTAGAAATAGTGCATACCTTGCTGAACAACGCAAGATTTCTACTGGTGTTACTGATGGAACAGTTCAAAGAGCCTTAGTCAGGGATTTGACAGAGAATCTACGCACATTACAAACAAGTAATGATCCATTACTGTTGCGTAATGATGTGTTGGAAGAGGTGGCAGTCGAGTTGGCTAAGTTACCTTTTGGGGACACAGCCGCTAGTTATGCCGCATTTGTGAGAGCGATGAAAAGTTAATATTTTTAAATAGGAGTTAATGATGGATAGACAGACTGTGGGCATTACAGCCCCATACCGCAAGAGCGACTACACATATCAAGATATGCTGTTAGACCGCATCAAAGACCTTGAAGCATTGGTTGCCAAACTAGAGCAACGCATCAAAGTGCTGGAGGCCAAATAATGAAAGAAGAACTAGACACAATCATTGACGAAAACAAGATTCAACTATTCTGCTTTTATTGCGCTGGAAAAAAGAACTTAAAGGATGTTTGTTGCAAAGAAAGCGACTTCATTCCATTGAGTGACTTTGATTCAATAACACAACGCCAAGTGGCACAGGAGATATTTAATGGATACCACACAGCATGAGTTTTTACCAACCACTCGGATGTTCCCACGCTCCTTGCGTGAGGCATATCCAAAAGATTATGTCAATAAAAACATTATTGAAGGGCCGTTTTACAGCGCACCCAACATACACGACATACCCGTTTTGTTTGGACTAATTACTGTTCTCGGAATGATTGCAGTTGCTATTTGGAGATACTTTTGAACGACTACTCAACCATACTAATGAGGATAGAACAATCGGTGAAAACCCTAGATAAAAAATGCTTGAACAAGAAGTATGATGGATTCATCCAAGACATAAGCGCAATACAGAATGATCTGGTTATGCTCAGTCATTGGATAGGTGAAGAACAAGTTAAACAAAGTCAATATTTAAATAGGAGTAAAGTATGAACAGTGAACAAGTGTTATCAATGCTAAAGACAAACGTCAACGAGCATACAGAAAAGAAAAATGGTCTTACATATTTATCATGGGCATGGGCTTGGGCAGAGGCTTTAAAAGCCGATCCTGAAGCCACCTACAAGATAGAGATGTTTGGCGATAAGTGTTACATGGACATCAACGGCACAGCGATGGTATTCGTAACAGTCACATTGTTTGGCAAACCAATGATGTGCCAATTGCCTGTAATGGATAGTTATAACAAGTCAATTACTATTGAGGGTGTTACAACAACCAACAAGTACGGCAAAGAAGTCACTACCAAACTTGATAGTTTTAATGTCAATACAGCCATCATGCGTTGTATGACCAAGGCATTAGCGTTGCATGGACTCGGGATGTATATTTATTCTGGAGAGGATTTGCCAGAAGGTGAGAGCGATGAAGGCACTCCAGACGAAGGCAAGATGCTTGACTACATTGCCGCCATAGAAGCCACTACGACAGTTGATGAGTTGAAGAACATCTACATCGAGGCATTTGCGGCTACTGATGGAAACAAGGCATGGCAGACCAAGATGATTGCCGCCAAAGATGCCAAGAAGAAGGTGCTGAAATGAAAACACCAGCATTCCCACAACAATTTAATGGAACAACCGAACCATCCTTATCTGGCATGACATTGCGTGATTACTTTGCGGCAAAGGCTATGCAAGGAATGTTATCCAATCCTAAACTCCACCAGCACATTCTAAAAGAGGGCGGTGCTTTTGGTGGTTGGATTGAGAGTTCAGCCTATGGATGGGCAGACGCAATGATGAAAGCGAGGGGAACATGAGTGAAGTAGAACAAGGCAGTCCAGAGTGGTTTGCTCAACGCTGTGGCAAGGCTACTGCATCACGCATCTCTGACATCGTTGCTAAAACAAAGTCAGGTTACAGCACCAGTAGGGCTAACTACATGGCTCAGTTGGTAGTCGAGCGCATGACCAACCAAGTCGCTGAGTCCTACACCAATGCGGCAATGGAATGGGGCATCGAGAATGAAGGTTTTGCCCGTGCGAACTATGAGTCCAAGATGAACTTGTTAGTAACAGAAACAGGTGCTATTGACCACCCAACCATTCCAATGTCTGCCGCTAGTCCTGACGGGCTTGTAGGTGATGATGGATGCCTGGAGATCAAATGTCCAAATACTGCAACGCACATTGATGCTGTGTTGGGTGGTGAGGTGGCTAAGAAATACTACGATCAGATGCAATGGCAGATGGTTTGTGCTAATCGTAGTTGGTGCGATTTCGTGAGTTTCGATCCACGGATGCCAGAGGGACTTCAGTTGTTCATCAAACGTGTACCCAGAGATGACAAGTATATTGGTGAATTAGAAGGAGAGGTTATTCAGTTCTTAGCGGAAGTGGATGACAAAGTTAATAAGTTAAATCAATTGAGAGGTTAATATGGAAAAACGTGATAACTCAGGTGTTCTTTTTAAGAACGACAAGAAAGAAAACGAGAAGCATCCTGATTACAAAGGAAACATCATGGTAGATGGCAATGAATATTGGCTATCTGCTTGGATAAAAGAAGGCAAGACGGGCAAGTTCATGGGCTTGGCAGTATCTCCACGGGATGCACAGCCACCAGCAAGCAAGCCAGTTGCGTCTAATCTCAAGGATGATGACATCCCGTTTTAATCAGGAGTATGTGGATGTGGTGCTTACCAGTACAGAAATTATGGTCTGTACATACATAGGTAAATTACGCAACCACATTACTAGTCAACACGCACAAGACCGCAAACAGGATAAGTCCTTAGATGGTGTGCAAATATCCATAAACGGGGTAATAACCGAATATGCAGTTGCCAAGTTCCTCAAGTTGCCATTTGATCTAAATTGTGACTTCAGGAAGTTTGGTGCTGATCTAGTCACCCGCAAGGGTAAGACGATAGATGTTAAATGCACAAGCAAAATTGGGGGTCATCTTAATGCTGTTGTCTGGTCTAACACTAAACCAGTTGATGTTTTTGTCCTGACAGAGATACACAACACTTGTGTTCGCCTAGTTGGGTGGATAAATAGCAAGGATTTCCTACTAGAAGAGAACTTGTTTGATGTAGGCAATGGGGAGTATTATTCAGTCAGACAGTCCGAGTTAATACCATTTGAAGGAAACTACCATGAGTGAAGTCTTAATTTTCATAGCAGGGATGATTGCACCTGCTTTCCTAAGTGCCGTATTCACCCTCTTTAAATGCTTAGAGGATGTAATTAAAACTAGGATTAAGTAATGGAAAGCCTACTTACCATCATTGTTCTGCTTGGCATAGGTGTCTGCATAGGCATTATCGTGCTAGGTGCAGTCCT